GATTCGTCCTGAAATCTTAACTGTTTCTGATGCTCCGTTATCATCTTTTGGAAGCGCTTGCGCTTGCTTGGCAACTTCCTCATCTAGGAATACCAATGGCATTGTTGCGATACAACCTACCTTGCCCCACTCATTAATGATTCCTGTTTGCACTAAGTTGCCTGTCAAAACTTTACGCTCTGACTTGCCACGAAGTTGTACATTTTTGATGTTACCTGTGATTGTTACTGCGTTCATTTCTGTCTCCTTTAGTTGTTGTGGGCGGGTTGCCCCCAAGGCACAGGGTGCTGGGGGCAATCCCGTTGTTACTTAGTTAGATACTGTCTCACAATTTGGACAAGCCACTTGGACATGGACTTGATAGTGGCACTGCACACAGATTGTGTAGCGAGGGGGAATCTCAACATCAAGGTCGAAGATGCGGTCTGAGAGGAGTGTAGTTTGTTCTAGAAACTCCTCTCGTATGGTTCCGTCATCTTGGAGGGTGTAGGCACCAATCCAATCGTGGGCAGAAGGCTCAACCGATTGGATTGAGATTGGATGAGGATACTGAAGATTACCCTCATCTACAATCTGCCAAGCATTGTTTGTATCACGGGCGTCCCGTGAATCTTGGCAGTCGGTGCATACATCATCAATCAACATGCAGTTATAGCATTGGTTGGTGATGTTGATACCGTTTGGTACGAACTCATCTTTTTTCATTTTATATCCTTTGTTAGTAGTGAGTACCACGGCTGTGGCTCGCTCCAGCCATCGGGTCTTTTACGGGCAGTCAAGCACAAGGCTAATTTAAGTCTTGATGTAATTTTTGCCTGCAAAAATTCAGCAAGAGTTATACAGCCAGTAGCACGGCTGCGTGAAACGCTGACGGGCTGAGCGCTGGGATTAGGCAGGCTTGACGGGCTGGAAAAGCCCGATACAATGACAGAGCCATAGCAAGAAAAACTAAATCCTGATGGCTCATCAGACACAGCGTGGCTTTAGACACGCTAGTCCTGAGACAGCCTGGATGACTCACTGCCAAGGCTGAAACTATTTTTTAATAGAACAAAATAGTTAGCCTGTACTGGGGCGCTGTCTGGTAGCGCCGTGAAGACTGTAGCCCGTAGCGCTCCAGTCTGTACAGTACAGAGCGACAGCATTAAACAGGATAGCGGTCGATTCATCGACCCTAGACTGTTTAATTTGCTTCTAATAGCGTAGTAGTATCTACCTAAACTATTTTCTGGTACAACAGTGCACCCGTTACAGTAGTACTATATGTCCTAATTTATACCCATTTTTGGGCTGCTTTGGGCAAAGGAAAAAAATATATTCCTTTGCACCGTTCGGAATGGCTGGTTGAACGGATTAATACTATATAGGGGCAGGTTTCTGCCCAATTAACTAAAAAGCCTCGAAGGCTTTTGTTACAGACTGTATCTACTGTCTGTTACAAACTGTGTAATTAACAATTACAGATAGAGGATGGGACAGTTCTGTGACTTTTCAAAAAGGGGTTAATAACCCCAGAACTGAGGCTATGGCTGATGCCAAGGCTAAGGTTTTAGCCCTTGTGGCTGAAGGACATAGTCCTCACAAGGCTATGGAACTCTGTGGCAAAAAACCTGACACGGTTAGAATTTGGATGCTTCGGGACAAAAAATTTGCCGCCGCTCTAACAGAGGCAAAAGAAGACGCCAAGAACAAATCTGTGAAAGCGCTAGGAATTGCTAAGGACGAAATCTCCTTTCCCCAGTTCTCCCAAATCTTTTTGGACCAAAAGGTTTTTCCACATCACCAAGATTGGATTGACCTACTAGAGGGTAGGGAACCTTCCTGGCTTCACCCTTCTATGAAGTACGAGCAAGGACAACAATCTCGTCTTCTAATTAACGTGCCACCTGAGCATGCTAAGAGCACGGTCATTACCGTCAACTACTCGACTTATCGCATTGCTCTCAATCCCAATGTCCGCATTATCGTGGTCAGTAAGACCTTACTCAAAGCACGAGAATTCGTGTACGCAATCAAGCAACGTCTCTCCCACCCAAGATGGTTGAAGTTACAAACAACCTATGGACCTGAAGGTGGATGGAAAGCAGACTCTGACACTTGGCGAGTTGATACTGTCTATCTTGGGAGTGATGCGAGAAACTCTTCCGAAAAGGACCCCACCATCCAAGCACTTGGTATGGGTGGACAGATTTACGGTGCCCGTGCTGACCTCATCATTTTGGATGACTGCATTACCACGGCTAACGCCCATGAGTACGAAAAGCAAATTGACTGGCTACAGAAGGAAGTTATTACCCGTCTAGGTAAGAACGGAAAACTTCTTATTGTTGGCACTCGAATTGCTGCTACAGATTTTTATAGAGAGTTACGTGAACCTAAGTATTGGTCTGGGGGTAGGTGTCCCTTCACCTACATGGGTATGCCAGCAGTTTTAGAGTATGACGAAGACCCTGAAAAGTGGGTAACACTTTGGGCTAAGTCTGATGCACCTTGGGATGGCGATGAAGATACGCCAGATGAAAATGGTTTGTATTCAAAGTGGGATGGCAAAACTTTACAACGGCGCAGAGGCGAAGTAACTCCATCAACTTGGGCATTGGTATATCAGCAGGAGGATGTCGAAGAAGATTCCATCTTCCCGCCCGCCTTGATTCAAGCATGTATCAAGGGTACTAGGAGACGTGGTCCCTTGAAGCAAGGGGCGGTGGGACATCCGACTGCGGTTGAAGGTTATACAGTAATTGGCTTTGACCCTGCTATGGCAGGTAATGCTGCTTTTGTAGTTTTAACTTACAACAGAGCAGATGGCAAAATTTATGTGCTTGATTGCATAAACATGAGCGAACCGAATCCTCAAAAAATTCGAAACACTATTGAAGAACTTGTTGGCAAATATAAGCCACAAGAATTTCGTGTGGAAATCAACGCTCACCAGAAGGCTTACTCATTAGATGAGGACTTGCGCCAATGGCTCGCAACCTACGGCGTAAGGCTAGAAGCACACTTTACTGGTAAAAATAAGTGGGACACAAATTTCGGTGTGGCATCTATGTCAACACTATTTGGCACCATGCGAGATGGAAAGTTTCAAAACAACAACATTATTGAACTTCCATCAACCACGGACTCAGAGGGGCTTAAGGCTTTAGTTCAACAACTAATAACCTGGAAAGCAAACACAAGGGGTAAGACTGACTGTGTTATGGCTTTATGGTTTGCGGTTCTTCGTGCTAGAGAGTTTATGCAGCAGACAAGTAACCTAACAAAGTTTGCAAATAATCGTTGGGTAACTAGAGCACAAAGAGAACAAAGATACGTTGTTAATTTAGACGAAGCCTTCCAAGAGCAGTGGGCTGAAACTTATGGATAGGAAAAACAATGGCTTTAAGCATTGACCAGATTGCAGCACGGATTGATTCCTTACGCATGCGTGCAGCAGACCGTGACCGCAGACATCAAGATGTTCTTGCTGTTCGCAAGGGACAAATCTCTCAAGTTTATCCTGAATTTTTTCCAGAAGGTGTAGATGCAAATGTCGTTGCGAACTTTATTGACATTGTCGCCAAAGACTTATCAGAAGTTATGGCTCCACTACCAGCAGTTAACTGTTCGGCAGCAAATCAAGTCAGTGACCGTGCACGCCAGTTTGCTGATAAGAGAACTCGTATTGCTTCTAACTATTTCATACATTCTGATTTTCAAGTACAGATGTACACAGGTGCAGACTGGTACATCACATTCGGTTTCGTCCCTTTCATAATTGAATTAGACGAAGAAGCAGGCTTACCTCGCATACGCATAGAAAGTCCAATCGGGGCTTACCCAGAGTTTGACCGCTATGGGCGTTGTATTGCCTTTGCTAAACGCTATACCCTTCCACTTGCAGAACTGGTTGCACAGTTCCCAGAGTTTGAAGGACAACTTCTTGGCGAAAGAGGATACAAGCAAGACTTGCATGCTCAAGTTGAGATTGTTCGTTATTACGATAAAGACCAATCTTTAATTTATATGCCAGAACGTCACAACCTAGTTCTATCATCTGCGCCTAATCCAATTGGCAAGATGATGGTTGTTGTAGCAAAACGTCCATCTGTTGATGGCGAGATGCGTGGACAATTTGATGATGTATTAGGTATCCAACTGCTTCGTAACAGGTTCGCATTACTTGCGATGGAAGCAGCAGAGAAATCTGTACAAGCACCAATCGTTGTTCCAAGCGATGTGCAGGAACTACAACTTGGTGGAGATGCGATTATCCGCACCAACTCTCCAGCAGGTGTGCGCCGTGTGGACCTTAATATTCCACCTGGAGCATTTACAGAACAATCAATTCTACAATCAGAACTTCGTACTGGTACACGTTATCCAGAGGGACGTACTGGAAACATTGATGCATCAATTATCACAGGACAAGGCGTTCAAGCGCTTATGGGTGGTTTTGATACACAGGTTAAATCTGCTCAAGCAATCTTTGCTTCCTCTCTAAAGGAAGTTCTTTCTCTTTGCTTTATGATTGATGAGAAGTTTTTTAATTTTGAAAAGACAATTCGTGGTGTAGATGCTGGCTCACCGTTTAGCCTTGAGTATCTACCATCAAAGGATATTAAGAAAGATTATTCAGCCGATGTTCGCTATGGAATGTTGGCGGGACTTAACCCAGCACAAGGACTTATCTTCATGCTACAAGCCCTTGGCGGTAAGTTGATTAGCCGTGATATGGCTATGCGTGAACTTCCATTTGGAATTAACGTAACAATGGAACAAGAAAAAATTGAAGTAGAAGAAATGCGTAACACTTTGGTTGGCGCACTACAGGCAACTGCTCAAGCAATTCCTCAGATGATTACACAGGGACAAGACCCAACTGGTTTGGTGAAACAAATTGCAGATGTAATCAAGGCACGTCAAAAGGGTGTAACTATTGAAGACGCTATTAACGAGGTCTTCACTCCAGAACAACCTCCTGTTGGTGCACCTCAGGTTGAGCAAATGTCCCCTGCTCCCGCCGCACCAGCAGGAGGCGCTCTTCCTCCACAAGGTGGCGCAGGTAGACCAGACATTCAAACACTATTAGCGTCATTAACATCTGGCGGTAAGGCAAGCGCAAGCGCAAGAACATCCATACGTAGATAAGCAAAGAGGGGACGATGACAACACTTGCTGCAATACAGGGTGATGGCTGGGCTGTTATCGGATGTGACTCTCGTTCATCTGACGATAATGGTCGTCCTATGGACCTTGCTACTCATAAGATTATTGAAAACAATGGAATCTTAATTGCTGGTTCTGGTTCTAGCCGTGGCTCTAACATTTTACAGTTTGGCTGGAAACCACCAAAGCCAACAGTAAATGAGAACTTAGATAAGTTCATGACTCAAAAATTTATTCCAAAAATGCGTCAAGCATTTATTGATGCAGGCTATGACATGAAAGAAGATGGGGATGCTGCCGAACACGATTCGTCATTTATTGTTGTTGTTCGTGGGGTTATTTATCCTGTGTTTGAGGATTACTCTTGGGACCGTGATGTTAATGGTATTTACTTCTCTGGCTCTGGTGGTGACATTGCCCTTGGCGTTATGGAGAGTTATTGCCATGGAGGTCTACCTTTTTCACCAGAAGATGCGGAAGTTGCTGTAACTACAGCAATTGAGATTGCTGCTAAGTGGGATATTCATACAGCGTTGCCAGTTGTTGTCAGGACACAATACGCATGAGTAGCAAATTCCAAGAAAAAATAGAAGATGCAATGCGTTTTTTAATTGAACAAGAAACCAACGAACAATTTGTTTGTGTCAACTGGATTTTAATATCTGAGTGGGCAGACTATGGGGGAACAAGATATTTACATACAGAGGTAAGCGAGGCTATGACGCCTTGGAACGCATATGGAATGATTCAATGCGCTCAAGAATATAACAATGAAACATTTTCTACGGAAGAAACAGAAGAGGATGAGGATTAAATGGCAGGCAAAGGTGGATACCAACAACCTAATAACCCAGCACCAGTATCTGGTCCTGGAAGTCTTAGTCAACGCACTGACGGGTCACCCACTCAGGCAGCAACCTACATCCCAGGACTACCCTACGGACAGGGACAAGAAACTTACAACAACCAAGTAAAAGAACCTATGCAAGGAAATCCTTTTCCTTCAATGGGTGGTATGAATGTTGTGCCTCTTGATGCACCAACTATGTTTCCAGAAGAACCAGGAACTGCTGGCATTGATGCTGGACCAGGAGTTGGCTCAGAAGCAATGATGGATTTGCCACGTTACAAATCAAATCCTAGAGATACTATTGCAAAAGTAGCAATGTTTGATGATACAGGCGAAGTAGAACTTATTCTTTCAAAGTTTATTTAGGAGCGATTAGTGAGAGTTTTAAAACCCATTGTCGCTGAAGCGTCACCTACGCTTTATCAAGCAGCAACTAGGGCAAACCTAACTGGCAAAGAACAGAACCAAGTTGAACAAATGTCTTGGGCTGTAAAAAAGAACAGAGAACTCACACAGATGTCATCTGCGGATGCTCGTAAAGAGTTTGAAGCCCTTGACCCTAATGCTAAAGAAGGTTTAAAATCATTTTTTGGCGAGGCTGAATACATGCAACAGCCACCAGATTTTGGTGACCGTGCTTTAGGTGCGTTAAAATTTACTGGCAAACTACTTGCAAGCCCACTTATTGGATTGTTTAAGGTTGCTGGCGCATATAACCGTGTTATTAATGAGCCATATAAGGTTGCTCGTCAGGTTGCACAAGGCGAAAGCATTTTTGATTATCGTGTTTGGCATGATGCTTGGGATGGCAAAGATTTATATGATAACAAAGCAATTGCTGAGGCTGAAAATACATTTGGTAAAGCAAAAATTTATGTAGCAAAGGGATTACTTGAAGGTAAAAAGCCTGGGGAAATTCTTGAATCATATGGAGATTTAACTCCAGAGATTACTGCTGCAGTTGAAGAAGCATTTAATAATCCAGATGCATTTAAGCAGGTAATGGATGCTGCAAAGTATGCACAGTTTAGCCCTGGTCGTGATATTGCTAGAATTTTTGATAGAAAGCCACCTAAAAATGGTGGTCTTACTGGTGATTATATTGATGGCACTACTAAGAATGTATCAGGTGTAATTGACTTTATCTACCAACTTGCTATTGACCCACTTACTTGGATTACTGGTGGAACTAGCAAGGCTGCAACTCGTGGAACACAGTTGGCAGAACTTGTAACTAAGGCTGGCGATGATGTTGCTGCTGGTGTATCTCAAGTATTTAAAGATAAAGGTGTTATTAAACTTTGGGATGAGCAGTTTGGTCCAGAGATTGAGCGTCTTGCTTCTACTAGAAATGAAGCAGAGAAAGCAATTGTTCGCCGTGAAATTGGAAGACGTTTTCCTGGCTACAACAATGATGAAGCACTAGATTTTTTTGCTAAGAAGAAAATGTTTAATGCGGAAAAAGCAGAAGATGTTTTCTCTCAAGCAGAAAATGTGCATCTATTACTTTCAGGTCGCCTAGATGGTATGACTTATCGCCGTAATGGTGTGGTTACTGCTCGTGCAGAACGCCGTCTTACTCGTGGTCTTGAGTCTTTCCTAGAGGCTACCTTTGATAAAGCCTTTGTTAAGGCCGATAACTTCTTTAACGTAAAGCGTGGTGCTGAAGAACTGCAAGCAAAAGGTTCTGATGCGTGGGATATTCTTGCAACCGCAGGACGTAAGTCTGATGAGGCTGTAAACCCACAGATTGTAGAATTTACAAAACAAGAAAAAGATATCAAGGGATTTAGAAATAAAGTAGACGCCTTTGGTAAGTGGGCAGGCAAGATGGCAGCCCGCAACCCAGCAGGACAAGCAGTGCTAACTGGCGATGATGCTATTAAAACAATTGAAACAGTTCGCAACTATGCTCGTTTAGTTCTTGACCGTGATATGGCAGATTTTGTAGCACAAAAGTTTTTAGCATCTACTGAAGATGAGCAGATTGTAGTAATGCGAAACCTTTACGCAGCAATTATGCAGCGTGCTGGTATTACTGATGAAGCAATCATGAAAGAGTATTTAAAGAAGACTCACAATGGACGTGCTGGCTTTACAACTACAGTAAGAACTGAAGTTGATGACCAGTTTGCTGGACTTCTTTCTAAAAATACAGTTAAATATGAAAATGACACAGCATTACTTGAGGGTTCTGGAGCAATTCAACCATCACAGATTGCAAGAGGTGTAGGTCCGCTTCCTTTGGAAGAGATTGCACTTAAGGCAAATGAATTAAAGTCAAAGCAAAGCCTTATTAAGGCTGCACAAGGTGCAACTAAATCTAAATTTGCTAAAGACTTTACAGATTTCTGGTCTGTATTTACTCTTTTTCCACGTTTGGGTATTCGTTCAGCCATTGATGAAGGCTTTATGTATGCACTTACTGCACCTGGTAGAGATTTATTAAACTTTGCTAAGGGACAAGGACGCAAAACTGGTCGTGCTAGTGCTGCTTATACTGGTAGTAGCGCAGCAGAAGGTCCAGTTGGTAGCGTATTACGTAAACTATTTGGCAAAGGTCCATCATCTGAGTACCTTGGTATTGATGAACGTAATAAAATTATTGAACAACTTGCAGAACAGGCTGGTGTTTCACCTGCTGAGGTTCAACATCTTGTAATTAACCAGGCTATTGCAGACCGTGTAAAGATTTTCTTGCCAGAAAAACTTGGCGATGAAGCAATGCAGCACTGGAATGAAGCAATGATTTACAATCCAGACGTCCTGAATACAATGGCTAGTTCAGTTGCAGCAAGAAGTTCTTTAGGTTCATCCTTTGATGAAGTTATTAGAAACAATCAGATTAACCTTAGCGAACTATCTAATGCTCTTAACGCTGTTGGTCGTAAGATGGCACGTAAGAAGTATGAAGGCAAGAATCTTTCTGAAAAAGAAATTGATGAACTTGTTAAGAATGAAGGATTAAAGTCTGGCACTAAATACGAAGAGTATGCAGTAGAGAAACTTCGTGATGCTAACCCAGAGTATGTAACCCTTGCTCACTATGACAACTGGTATATCCGTTTTGCTACACCACGCCAGCATGGTAGAGGCTTAAAAATTGCAGATGACTACAGAGTAGCCCCTGCTATTGCGTTCTTTAATCATGGTGCTTTAAAGACACCAGAAAACTTCTCCAAGGCTATGGACGATATGTATACCTACCTTGGTATGAAAAAGACTGGTTTTAATGTTGGCACAAAATCTATATCTGGCGGAAATGCTGGTAAAGGAACACCGCTTGGCGATGCCAAAGATGTTGCTATGCGAAACGATGCCGATGCCGCAATTGTTGAGTTGGAAAATATTGTTAGACAAAAAGAAATTGTTTCAGCCAATCCAAACGCCGTAGGCAAAACATCAACAGAAACATCATTATTGCAATTAGGACCAGCAACTGGTGATTTAACTGGAAAAACAATTATGTTAGCAAGAAACGGTAAACTTGCTAATCAACCTCTTCGTGAAGAAACAATTGCACAAATTAAATCTGCGAAAGAAGCAGGTGCAAAATTTATTGTTGGTGATATGCCAGGTGTTGATACTTTATATTATAAAGTTCTTGATGAAATAGAAGCAGATTATATTGTTTATCACACTGGAACATCTCCTAGAGTTAAAGTAAATACAAAATCTTTTGAAGGTAAATGGGAAATAACTGAGCAAAACATAGACGCTGTTAAGAAGTTTAATAGTTTCTTTGGTGATTCAGTGTTTATGCGCCAAGAAGGTAAAACAGATTTTGATATTGCTCGTGTCCATTTAGAGCGCATGCTCATGGATATGCGAGATAACTTCCATGGTGGACCTAAGGGTTATAACGAAGGTCTATATGATGCAATCAAATCTAACTACAATGCCCTAGTTGCTAAAGAAAAAGCGCAACAAGCAGAGGGTATGCGTAAGTGGAAGATTGGCAGCAAGTGGCAAAAGGCTGCACAGATGATTGACTTTAAGCAGTTTGATGAACTAACAAAGGGATATCAACCATCTGGTTTAATCCAAACTCGTATTGAATTCCCTGACTTAACTACATTTGATAGTGCATTTAAGCGTCTTGGTAATACGATGATGGAAGCAATGGATAAGCAAGTCAATGGTTTGCTACGTCAACCAGCAGTTATGACTACATATCTAAGGCTTCGTAAAGAGTATTCAGGTATTCAAGCAGCCTATGCTCGTGAGTTAAGAGCCAAAATGATTGCCGAAAACCCAACCAAATGGAAGGGTGATAAGGCACAGATTCGTCTTAATAACTTAGTTGAAGAGCAGTCTGCTAAACACTTTACTGAGATTGCACTTAATGATGCTGCAGATACAGTATTAAAGTTTGCAGATAACCCATCTATTCGCTCTAACTTTGCAGTAGAAGTAAGAACAGTTGGTCGTTTCTACCGTGCAACCGAAGACTTCTGGCGCCGTGTATACCGCCTAAAGGATGTATCTCCTACAGTTCTATACCGTATGCGTCTTGCTCACCTTGGATTATCTTCAAGTGGTATGTTCCATGAAGACCAGAATGGTCAACCATACATCATGATGCCTATGGATAACATTATCTTTAAGGCAACTGACACAAGCATCAAGGCTCTTACTGGTGAAAGCCAATACAAGCAACCAATGTTTAATGACTTTACATTTAAGTTAAGTAACGTAAACCCATCATTCTCACCTGATTCTGGTTTGCCTTTACTTAGCGGTCCTATTGCAGCGCTTAGCGTTATTGGTATGAAGAACCTAGTAAGTCAAGTTCCTATCCCTGGCGCAGAAAAGGCAGCACAAGATTTTGATAACTTTGCACTAGGAAACCTAGGCGATAACGTAGATGTTGTTCGTGCTTTAATTCCTGGTTCACTGTTAAAACTGTGGAATATTCTTCCTCTTAATGAGAAGAGTAGGCAAGAAGTAACTGCTGCTCAACAGGCTGTTGCATACAATGCAGCACACGGATTAAGCCTACAGCCTACTGCTAGTGACCAAGAGAAGTATGAATACTTAAATGCTATTCGCACATCTGCTCATAACGTAATTGCATTACGTTCTATCCTTGGTCTTATCTCTCCAGTAACAGCATCATTGCAAGAAAGCAAGGATGTTCCAGACTATCTACTTGATGTAGGTATTACTGGATTACGTAATGAGTTCTGGGATATTTATGAGGCTGTTAACAAGAAGTATGGCAGCGATGTTCAAGACCCATATGAGTTATCTTTAAGCATCTTTACTGGTCAATACCCAGGCAAGATTGTTTATACAGTAGCCCGTGATGAGAAGCAGACTAAGGTTCTTATCTCAAAGACTACACAAATGCGTAACTGGGCTATTGAGAACAAGAAGTTAATTGGCGCTTATGGTGAAGCAGCATATATTTTTGGTCCACATACTGGTGATTTCAATGCTGGTATCTATAACTGGTTACAAGCAGCAGACCTTCTAAAGGATAAAGATTTAGAAACATACTTTAGAGATGTCCAAGTTGCTGAAGATAAGCAAGCATATTATGACATTGCTTCTTGGGAAAAAAATTCCCTTGCTAGTCAGACCTACATCTCAGAGCGTAAGAGAATTATCGAGACTGCAACACAGGCTCGTAAAGGTTTGTTAGCGTCTAATCCACTACTACTTGGTGCTATTACTGGTGGCGGTAACGAAATTGCTACAGAAGAATCAATGCTTAATAGCCTAAAGCAAATGGTTTCAGACCCAACAACTAACATCAATGATGGTGTCAGACTTAAGATGAAGACAGCGGTTCAGGCTATGGAAGACTTTATGAGTTTTGCTAAGAGCGACCAAGTCCGTAGTCTTTATAATGCCTCATCACTTAAGCGGGACTATCGTGCTCGTGTTGAGAATATCATCAATCAATTGGCGTCAGAAGACCCAGCAGTTAAAGAAGCAGCAAGAGCAATCTTTAATTCAATATTAAAGTATTACTCACGAGATACTTATAGAGCGGCGGTATAAGCGTGGCAAGTACTAAAGACTTACAGAATAAAGTTGATGGGCTTAGTGCCCTCCTTGCAAAAATAGGTCGTGACCGTGCTGATGCACTTGCTACTATGCGTGCTTCTAGTCCAGGACAGGCAGCCTATATTGTTGCAAAAAAGAAGTTTGATTCCTTTGATAAAGAGTATAAGAAAACTGATGGCGAATTAAACTCTGCTAAGTCAGAATTATCTTCTGTAAAGAGTTCTAATAAGACAACCGATGAAGCAAAAGATAGAGAATCTAAAGCAAAGGCTAAAGAGGCTGATGCTCAGTTAGCAGAGGATACAAACAATCCAGCACTTGCAGCACAACTTCGTGCTGAGGCTGCAGAGATTAGAAACCCAAAGGTTAAGTCAACCGCTACTGGTTCAACAGGTAAAACCGCATTTACTGACGAGCAGGCTGTAGCAAATTTGTTATCAACTGCAAAAATCAGCGAAGCCCCTGGTGGTCCAATTATGCAATGGACAGCACCTAACACTCTTAATCCAAAAGGTGACCCAGTTGTTAATCAAGGTTATATCTATGTAGAACCAGATAAGCCAAAGACCCATCCAAAGCAAACTGGATTTGAAAAGGGTGTAGCCCTTGAGACTTCGGATGTAGCCCGTGATAAATACGAGGCTCAACTAGTAAAGCAATATGGAAGCAAGCAAGGTTTAATTAATAAACTGTATCAATCTGGATATTTAACTAGTAATAAAATTCCTGCTAGTCAGGCTGATAAGTTAATTACTGGCGCTTTAGATAGGGCAGCATCTGACTTTACAATTAAGCAATTAAAGAACTATCAGTTCTATGGTATCAAGGAATTTGAAACTATGGATGAGTTCCTTACTGCTACTCGTGGCGCTGGAAGCACTACCAAGACATACACAGATGCTGTTGTCATGGGTAGAACTGAAGCAGATAAAAACATTATTGCTATTTATAAGAAGTTAATGGGTCGTGAGCCAGATGAAAAAGAATTGGCTGAACTTCGTCCTTTGCTCCAGAAGGAACAGGGAAAGAATCCAAATGTCATTAGCACAACTAGGGACATTGAAGGTGATATGAAGTCACGCACAACTAAAACTGGTCTTGATACAGAACAGTATTTAATTGAACAGATTGCTGAAAAGGATGAGGCTAAGGCTAACCAAATCCTTAGTTACTACGATATATTCAAGAGAACGATAGGTGTTAATTAATGGCTCCAAAATTAACTTTTGAAGAAATTTTAGCCAAAGCCAAAGAACTATATGGCTATATTGACACTATCTTTATTAGTGACCCAGAGTTAAAGCAATTTCTAACTGATGCGGTAAATAAGAAAAAGACAGCAGACCAGTTTGCTAAGGAACTTACTAGCACTCAGTGGTATATCAAGAATAGTCAGACCATTCAGGCTCGTGGTTTTTCTAAGCGTCAATACGAAGCATTAATCAAAGAGATTAGTCCTACTGACCCAGACTATGCAAAGAAAGTAAAAGAGGCTACTCAGAATACTGATTATGCCCGTGGTCTTGATACTGCTAAAGCAGGTCTTGCAGCACAACTCACAACTAAAGGCATTGCATATACTGAGGCTGAACTTAATACTTGGGCTAAAGAACTATATGACTCAGCCAATGAGAAGAACACAGTCTATATTGCTCGTTTTTTAAATACAAAGATTAAGTTTAATCCTCTAAAGCCAACAGGTAACATTGCTGAGAACATTGAAGATATTAAAACTTATGCAGTTAAGCAAGGATTTGAATTAGAAAAAGATTTTACTCAGCAAGATATTACTGGCTGGATGAAGCGACTAGATATGGGCGATAGTCTTGCTGCTATTAAAAAAGAAATTGAAACAAAGGCAATGATTGGTCAGCCTGAATCTGTTAGAAACTTGATGCGTCAAGGATTGACAGTATCTGATGTATATCAACCATACGTTACTCGTATTGGCACAAAACTACAAAAGGCTAATATGACAATGAAGGACCCCTGGTTCCAGAAGAATATGTTCAATGATAAAGGGGAACTAAAGACACTCTGGGAAATGGATATGGCTGCTATGCAGCACCCAGATTGGCAATACACAGATGAAGCCCACGAGAAGGTCGGTAATTTTGCGCTATCAATTTTACGTGACTTTGGATTGCAGGGATAACAATGGCTGAAAAAATAGTTCCCGTTAAAAAGGGCGATACATTATCTGCAATTGCTGCTGCTAATAAAACTAGCGTTGCAGCCATTGCTGCTGCTAACCCAAATATTACAAATCTTAACAAGATTAGTATTGGTCAGAAGATTGTTGTTCCCGTAATAACTCCAACTAAAACATCTACTAATACATATGCTGGTGGTGTTACTGGTGGTTCTAACCCATTTGCTGCTGGTTCTGGTGTAAATGCAACTACCCTTGCTGGTATTAATGCAGCCTCTGGATTTACTGGCACTAGTGTAACTAGTACTCCAACTACAACTACTGCAACTACTACTAATCCTATTGAAGGATTTAAAACATATAGTTGGACTGACCCTAATACTGGTCAAACATATAATTTTAATAGCGCTGAAGAATTAAGTGCATTTGTTAATACATGGATATCTACTAATGATGCTAATGCTGCAGCAACCGCAGCAGCCGCAGCAAATGCAGCAGTACTAGCAGCAGCAAATGCTGGGGCTGCAGCCACTAGATATGCAGCAGATTTACAGGCAGCACAAGAGGCAGAGCGTCTAAGATTAGAACGTGGTTCTGCTTATGCAATTCTTGAATCAGAGTTTACTAAATATGGTCTAGGTGATTTGGCTAAAACAGTTAAAGACTTAATCCTTACTGGCACTCCATCTGCAGAAGCAACTTTAAAACTTCGCAACACAAAAGAATACCAAACACGTTTTGCTGGTAATGAAGCACGCCGTGCTGCAGGTAAGAATGTCTACAGTGAAGATGTTTACTTACAATTAGAGAATCAAATGCAAGAAGCCTTTGCCGCTTACGGTATTAGCGGTGTTCTTGGTTCATCAAGAGAAAACCAACAGGCAAAACTTGCTACATTTATTGGCGCAGATATTGCACCTACTGAGGTAAAGAAAAGAATTCAGATGGCAGTTGAAGAGGTTAATAACCGTCCAGAAATTCTTAAAACTTTCCAGACATATTACCCATCAGTAACTGATAAAGATTTAGTTTCATACTTCTTAGACCCTAAGGAAACAGAAACAAGATTGACGACTAAGGTTCAAGCAGCACAGATTGGTTCTGCTGCATCTCGTCAAGGACTTGTTACTAATGTTCTTAATGCCGAAGAATTAGCAGCACTTGGAGTAACTGAAGCAGCAGCAAATACAGGTTATGCAAAAGTTGCCTCTGCTCTACCAACTGCTATGAAACTTGGCGAACTTGAAGGCGCTGGATATACACAAGCAGAAGCAGAAGGAGCCTACCTAAAGGGCTTAGCCTCTGAGCAGCGTAAGTTAGCCGATTTAGCAGCCCGTGAGCAGAACAGATTCCTTGGTGCATCTGGTGCTTCTAAGGGTGCTTATGCATCTGGTTACCTAAACAGAACTTCATCAGCAGGACAATACTAAAAATTCCTGACGTGGACCTACCAGCCCCACGCAGCGTATAAGTCTGGGAGCAAGAGCCAGCCAGTTTCCCCGAACTGAACTGTGGCTTGCGACTAATCAACGAATAGAAAGGGTGGTTGCTATGAGCAACAACATAAACTGGGACGATGAAGATGACGACATCGATGATACAGACACTTACTCAAACGATGGCGGTGACTTGTTAAAGAAGTTACGCAAAGCCAAGCGTGCTGATGAGAAACGTATCAAAGAACTTACTGAGCAACTTGAGAGTTTATCCAAGGTGCAGCGTGAGAGAACCGTCAAAGAAGTCCTAGAAAAGAAGGGCGTCAACGCAAAAGCAGTAAGACTAATCCTCAAGGATTTGGATGATGTTAACGAGGAGTCAGTTAATAATTGGCTCGATGATAACGCAGACCTATTTGGATTGCAGGTATCTGACAATGGTCAGAACAAAGAGCAAACAGATATAAACCTTGCAGCACTACGTCAACAAGACGTAATTACTCAGAATGCTATGACCCCTGAACGAGCACAGGATTTAAATGCAAGACTCGATAACGCACAAAGTGCGGAAGAGTTAATTGCACTCCTGAACTCAAACTAATAATCATAGTTTCCTAATTCACTTGGAGGTGAAAAAATGGCTAACTCCTACGTATCCACAGGCTCTTCCTCTCTTGGAGGTACCGCTGGTGGTGCAGGTCTAGTCCAGAAGGCGTATGACCGTCTTCTTGAGTTCGCTCTCCGTGCAGAACCCCTAATTCGTTCTGTCGCAGATAAGCGTCCCGCAAAACAAGCAATCCCAGGTTCAACAGTTGTTCTACAACGTTATGTTGACCTTTCAGCAGCAACTTCAGCACTAACAGAAGATACTGACCCAGATGCAGTAGCAATGTCTACACCAACATCTGTAACCATTACTCTTTCAGAGTATGGTAACTCAGTACTTGTAACTCGTGCACTTGAGTTGTTCTCACTCGCAGATGTTGACCCAGCAATTGCTAACATCATTGCGTTTAACCTTGCAGATTCTATTGACCAGGTTGCGATGAATACTCTTCGCCAAGGTACAAACGTAATCTACTCAGGTTCAACAGCAACATCTACTGCAACAATCACTGCAGCAGCAACACTATCTTCAGCAAACATCCGTAAGGCTGTTGCTAAGTTACGTGCTAACAAGTCTATTGCTCGCAAGGGCAGCCTATACTGGGCTGGTATCCACCCAGAAGTTTCACACGACCTTCGTGCTGAGACAGGTTCTGCAGGATGGCTTCTTCCTAACCAATACGGTTCTGCACAAGACCGCATCTGGGCAGGAGAAATCGGAACATACGAAGGTGCATACTTCGTAGAATCTGCACGTCTTTACAATGCAACTGATGGTGCTTCTTCAGCACGTAACTACCGCACAATTATTGCTGGACAGCAAGCATTGGCTGAGGCAGTTGCTGAAGAGCCACATGTAGTTATCGGACCAGTAGTTGACAAGTTGATGCGTCATCGCCCAATGGGTTGGTACGGCGTACTTGGCTTTGCTCGCTACCGTGAAGAGGCTCTATATCGCATTGAGTCTGGTTCTTCAATCGCTTCTTAGTTGATTGACGGGTTGGCACTGTTTCTACGGCGAATACGTGGCAGTGCCAATCAGTAAGTTCATTAAGGGAGAACAATGGCAAATTATGTATTCAAGACACCAATAGTCCGAGAAGGACCCATTGGTAGACACCGCTTACATTTTTTCTATAAAGACAATAGAGGAATTTCCATTGCTAAAAGTGGTGGAACATACACACAAGTTCGCTATCCAATTGATAGTTCTCTTGATGATTACGATGAGTTTTATCGTGGTGGATATAACCACACAGTAAATGAGGCAACTAAGGCTGCATTAATTGCAGGCGGAGTTGGAGTAACGGAAGCAAACTTCACAGCAATCTAGGGGGATTGATGGCGTATCACTGGGAAGAACATCCAGAACCATTAGATGATTGTTTTGGATGCAAAGTAATGGGTCTTCAGGTAAATGCTGGAGATGCCAAAAGAGATATTCCAGATAAGAAATGGAATGCAGAACTACAGGCTTATAGAGATGCAAGAGACCAAGGTATGCGTCCAGCAGGAACTACCATGAGAGATATTCAACAGGCACATGAAGCATCAGAGATTTTAGGCACAGCATACAACTCGGAAACTATGCCTAAAGCAGAAAAGATAAATACCAAAGTAGCCGAGGTTATGAAAGAGATAGGACAAATATAATGCCAAAAGTAGGAAATAAGAAGTTCCCATACACAGCAAAAGGCAAGGCTGCTGCAAAAAAGGCTGCTTACAAGATGGGCGAAAAGATGGAATCCAAAAAAGAAAAAGCAATGGAAACCAAAATGGGTATGAAGAAAATGGCTATGAAGAAAATGGGTAAGAAGAAGTAATATGGCTACCCGTAAAAGTCCACTCCAAAGAATTGGTGGCTATGTAGGCAACGCTATGCGTGAAGCCAGAGATGTTCCTACTGCAATTGGCACATCCCTTGGCGCACAAATTGATTATCAAAACCGTGGTCCAGCCAATGAAGCAGCAACAAAACGTGCTGCAGTTGCATCTGGCAATAATCAAGACCGCCAAGTTGTTGAAGCAATCAACGCAATCATCAAGGGGAAGAAGGGCACTTCATCCGACCAAATTGATAAGAACGGTAAATATGTTAAAGGACGCCAACGTTAATGAAACAGAAGCATCCAGGGTTCAAGAAAGTTGCTGCGGGAATTGCGAAGAAGCAGGGAATCAGCAAGGAGAGTGCAAGTGCGATTCTTGCTTCGGCTGTCCGCAAGGCTTCCCCTGCTGCTAAAAAGAAAAACCCTAGACTAAAAAGAGTTAAAGGTAAATAATGAAAAAGAAAACAAAGTCTAAAGTAAATGCTGCTGGTAACTATACCAAGCCTGGCATGCGTGCCGCTTTGTTTAAAAAAATTAAGGCTGGTTCTAAGGGTGGAGACCCAGGAGAATGGTCAGCCCGTAAAGCACAATTACTTGCAGTTCAATATAAAAAAGCAGGCGGAGGTTACAAGTAATGGCACTTGCTAAATCTCAAAAGTCTCTTAAAAAATGGACTGAAGAAAAGTGGAAAACTTCTGACGGCAAACCATCTAAAGGTAAAAAAAGATATTTACCCTCTGCAGCATGGGATGCTTTAACTCCAGCAGAAAAAGCAGCAACTAATAAGGCTAAGGCTGCAGGTAATGCAAAGGGCAAACAGTTTGTTAAACAACCCAAAAACATAGCAAAGAAAACAGCAAAGTATCGGGGTAAAAAATGAGTGCTGCATGGCAACGTAAAGAAGGTAAGAATCCTAAGGGTGGACTTAACGCTAAGGGCAGAGCATCCTATAA